GGGACTCAAGACCGAGGGCGTGACCAACATTCAAACTGCCGCAAGGTTGGACAAGGCTGTTGACAGCTATGGCGGTGATCGAGGCTATACCGTAAACTTGATTGAAGACGCGAGTAAGGCCGGGAAAACTCAGATGCGCGATGAAGATGACCAACGCATTCTTGATATTTTTGTTTCCGATCTTTACTCGGACGGTAAGACCAAAGACGCGATGTCAAATAAATTTGGACTTAAAGGGATTGGCAGCTAATGGCAATTGAATACCCCAAAGGTCTACCATTGGCCCAACGTGATGGGTATAGCTTCGCGCCTACCAATAACATTACTCGCACTAAAATGCAGAGTGGTCGGGCGCGTCAAAGAATTGAGTTTGAAGACGCGCCCGATGCTTTGAATTTAACATGGTTCTTTGACGCAAATCAGGCAGCACTATTCGAAGCATGGGTCAAAAGTGTTGGCGCTTCATATTTCAACATGACCATTGTGACCCCTGTAGGTTTCGATCAAGCTACAATGCGTTTCGTTGAGAAGCCCGTAGGTGGTGAACTTCGTGGTCGATACGCTTGGCAGTACACTGCGTCTGTTGAAATTGAAGATAAACCGGGATTGGACGAGGATTGGACGCTATTGCCTGATTTTATTTTAGACGCTGAAATCTTTGATTTCGCAATGAACCGCGAGTGGCCTGAACACGTAGAATAGGAACTACTAACTGAAGGTGGCTTCTCTCTTATAACCGAAGATGGGTTCGCCCTGACAACTGAGTAAACGGAATGGCAGAGCAAAAGAAAATTAGTCAACTTATATCTGCAGCCCAGGTTTCAGACTACGCTAACGCCGATTTGATTACTGGTGACGGCGCAGTTATAAATATCTGTGGTTCATACCCAATCGCATAAGGTGCAAAGAATGACTACTTACGCAACTATGAACCCGATAGGTTCTAAAGCTGTAAAAGATGTTTACGATAATGCCGAGAACCTCGACTATTTGATGCAAGGTTCTGCGGATCATTATCCTGACCGCTTCGGCGTACCTCGCATTTCCTACCAAGGCTTTGAGCGTCAAGCTGCAAACGCGTTGAGCAATGCGGGATATGTCTACACGACACCATTGAACTACGCCGCTGGCATCACGATCACTGCGCCAAATCAAGTGTTCCTGAAAGACGGCGAGTACTACAAGGCTGGCCCTAACCTGTCGCTGCCCTACGTGACTACTGGCAACTGGACGAATGAGGCTTCGCTTTTTAGAAGCGTCGGCGACGCCACTCTGCGTAGCGACTTGTCGGCAGCGAACGGCGTGCAACTGATCGCAGGCGCAGCAAGCACCGTGGCCACCATCGCTGCGCTTAAAGCTTTGTCGGTAACGAAAGCTTCTAAATGGGCCACTGTTCAAAACAGCAAGTTCGTTTCGTTCTTCAGGTACGACGCGACTTCTAATGCCGTTGCTGACGACGCAACGGTTGTCACGCCTGCCAGTGGTGCAGGTCGCTGGCTTATCAACCACAACGGTAGCATGACCCTCTATCAATGGGGCGCAGTTGGCGACAAGGTTGCAGACGATACTGCCGCTGTGCAGAAGGCTGCCAACTGGGCAGGTGGTGACGCACTCGAAATTCTTGTGCCGTCATGCGCTGGGTTCAGAACAACGAGCACCATCAATGTGCCGGGTAGTCCGCGCTTTACCGGGACGCAGATCCAGATAAGCAAGACTGCTGGTCAAAACGTCAACGAAGCCGGTAAAGGTTCGTGGTTTTACTTTGACCATGCCGGTATAGGGATGAAGTTCAACGATCAAGCGCTTATCGTGCAGCGTCCTGTGCTTGAAATGGTTGGCACTATGCGCAACCAACCGGTGCCAGGTAACGTTGCTTACACGCCTGCTGCGAACGACTATGACCTGTACTACTACAACTGCGACACGATCATCAAAAACATTGCGATGTGGAACCCCACAAACGCGATCTACATCACTGCGAACGCTCAGAATTCACAGAGCCGTGGCGATATTAGCGGCGTCTACGGCTGCATGTACACCAATGGCATCGTGGTTGACTTCCTCGCAGATGTAATCCGCATCGACAACATCCACTGGTGGCCTTACACCTCGGGCAACCCGGTGGTAGCCGACTGGATTCGCAACAACGGCATCGGTATCGAGCTGCGCCGATGCGACAATCCAATGATCACTCGCTACTTCACTTACGGTCTGAAGCACAGCTTGCATGTGGCGGCAAACAACCTTGGCACTACCAGCAAGGTCAAAATGTCAATGTTCGACTTCGATGCATTTGGCGCTCAGGCTATTCTCGTCACTGGTGCAGGGGCAACAGGTAGCATCACTCAAGGGGTCGCGCAAGGTCAGAACGCTTCCAACACTGAATGCTTCTTTGAAACAGGCCCCGCCACCAGTGGTTGCAACTTTGCCATCAGCGATGTCGACGTTGGCCTGTGTGCCAAGAACGTGTTTCGTTGTGGCGGTACGATCAACAACGTCCTCAGGCTGGGCGACAACATCCGCTGCTACCAATGGAATGGTTCGGGCGGCGGTTGGCCTGCAATTGACTGCACGCCGGGCAACTTCGTCGAGATCGCAAGCATGCCGTATTTCACCGCACCGCTGAATGGTGGCGTGGCCTTGGGTAATGCTGGGACGATAAAGGCAAGCATGATGATGCCGCCGCAGGTCTACAACACCGACCCTGCTGGCAAGGTTGCTCTTTCGCCTGGCCTCGGTCGTGCGCCAAGCATTATCCTTGCAACGGCGTGCAACGACGCTACACCTCTACACGTACAGCAGACCACACAGCCCAATGTGGTGCTGGTTGCAACAGTCGCGACTGGCGCAGCACTGGCGAGCACCCCCGTGACTATCGCTGCGCAAGTGGCGTTCAACTGATATGGCCGTTCTGGCCGAGATACTCGCATCCGGGGGCTCTGAATGGATTATCAGAACCCTGGAGCTGCATTGCGCTGCGTGGGATTCGCCTGTTTTAATTTGCAACGGCTTCAAAGACCAGACCGTTGTGACCGAGGACGGTAGAACCTTGACATTTGTTGCAGCCAATATAGGCATAGCGCTGCCTAAGAAAAACAACAAGGGCAATCAAGCGCTCGCTTTTTCAGTCGATAACACAACAGGTGAACCGCAACGCAAAGTTGATCAGGCACGCGCAGCCAAAGCCAGAATTGTTGCGATTTCTCGCGTATACAGTTCTGGCAACAAACTCGCCCCTGCTGAAAAACCTTATAGAGTGACAGTCCAAAGTGACAGCATTCAGGGTAACGTAGCTCAGTTGCAGTGTGGATTCTTCGATATGATCGGGGTTGCATGGCCTCGTCTGGTATACACTCTGAACCATTACCCAGCCCTGAGAGACATTTGATGCATTGGATAAACGCCTACCTTAAAGCCCGCTATGTCGCCGGCGGGCGCGGCCAAGGGTGTTACGACTGCTGGGGCTTGGTTCGCGAAGCGCGGGTAAACTGCGGACAGAAGGCGTTGAGCTCTTACGGCTCGCTACGCAAAGACGATCCCCGAGGGTTTGCCAAGGCCTACCAGAATGAGTCCAAGACTATGGTTGCTTGTGACCCTTGTCACGGGGCTGTGGCGGCTGTTATGCATGGCGCGATCTGCGTCCACGTAGCGCTTGTGGTGGCCGGGGAAAGCGGTCAGCTTTGGTTGCTGGAGATAAACCCTGTACGTGGCGCACGCTTCATGCCGCTGAGTAAATGGCTGCGTGACCATAACACCGTTCTATTCTATCGAGACGCGCCATGATTACCGTATACCCCAATCGGATGGATGAATCTAAAGCTGAGTTTTACGAGCTTGAAAATTCAACAACGCTGTACGCATGGTTTGTTTCACAGGGTATGGCGCACGATGCTGTGCTTGACAGTTTACAAATGACCGTATGGTGTGAAGGTCGGCAGATTCTGCCGGACGAATGGGAGTGTTATAAAGTAACAAAGTCATCAGACATTGAAATCTACAGCGAGCCTGCTGGCACTGACCCTTTCTCATTTGCGTATGCTTTGGTGTTCGGCGCTAAGGCTGTGCTGTCCGCCCTCATGCCCAAGGCCAAGGCCGAGGCTGGTAGCAGGTCTGCTGGCTCGGGAGACGCCATCGACGAGGCCAGTACAAAAGGTAACAAGGCAAAAATTAACGACGTTATCCCTGAACTGTTCGGCTTCAACAGACGTTATCCCGACTACGCAGTGTTGCCACGGCGATACTTCACCGAACCACGTGCGCAATGGCTGGAAATGTTGTTGGTGGTTGGTGTTGGAGATTATAAGATTGAACCAAGCGCCGTAAAGAGCGGCGAGACACCGCTCATATCCTTGGGGCAGGACGCCAGTTTCAGGATCTATCCGCCTGGGGCAGACCTGACCAACGAGCCAGCGCGTGCGTACTGGTATAGCGCCCCTGAAGTCGGGCAGGGCTCCACTGGTGCCGCAGGTCTTGAGTTGACAACAAGCACTGCCTTGACTCGAACTGTCACTGCATCTGTATTTCAGTACAACAGCCAAACGCTGAGTATCCCCAATGGTGCTGGCAGCTTCCCCGCTGACTGGGTTGCAGGCCTTGTCATAAACGTAGCAGACCCATACACCTATAACGTCGCAGATGACACTGGTGCGGGAGGTCGTGACGTTATAACTGGCGGGAACACGGCGAATCTTGGATTTGTTGCTGGCGACACAATCGAGATACGGGGCGACAACGGGGGCGCGTACGAGGTTTTCAGCCTCAATGGTTCGGGGCTGCAATTGAACTATGTGGGCGGCGCACCCGGCAGAGGTCTCGCACTGGGCACCGTGACCATGGCCATAGGTTTCTCAGGGCTGCGGTACAGGATCGTTTCGTACAGCGCTCAAGCCTTGACGTTAGAGCGCCTTGATTCAAACGGCGATGTCGACGACACCTGGCCAGGCTGGATATCAAACCAGACAAACGCCGGGGTCGTCCAGCTCGATGGCTCAAACCTTGAGGGCGGGTATCGCGGACCATTCCCGGCATGCCCTCAAGGTAAGCGTGTCTCGCAAATTGAATACACTATATTTTTCCCAAGCGGTCTGGTTTTCCTTGACGCCAAAGGTGTTTATCAGAACCTCATTGCGTATCACCAAATTGAATACCGGGACGTCGACATATCAGGCCCTTGGACAGCAGCGGTCAACACAGCTCAAGGTAACGATCTTGACGCTAAAGGCTTTACGTATCGCATTGTTCTACCGTACGCAATGCGAGCTGAAGTTAGAATAAAAAAGATATACGTAGATCAGGGCTCCGGCGACCCTGAGAAAGAATTCGTCGATAACATGATGTGGTATAGCCTGTATGGCTTCATTCCAGAATCGTCGCCGCTGTCTTACCCTGGG